AGCCGGCAATCGCGGCCAGCACCGTCGCGGTGGAGAACACGTCTGGTCACCCGATGTGGGTGGAGATCACTGGCGGCACCGTGACCGTCGTCTCGATCGACGGCGTGTCCATCGGTCGCACTTCCGGCATGTTCATCCTTCGGCCGGGAAGCAGCATCGCGATCACCTACAGCGCCGCGCCGACCTGGAAGTGGTTCTACCAGCTGTAACAGCGGAGGGGAGGATTGGCGATGGCGCTATCAAACAAAGCGGTCCCGACTTACTACGGTCAGTTCCGTGATGCGGTAATACGTGGCGAAATCCCTGTGAACCGGGAGATCGCGATGGAGATGAATCGCATTGATGCGCTAATCGCCAATCCGAACATCTACTACGACGACAAAGCCGTCGAAGGGTTCATCCTCTATTGCGAGAAAGAGCTTACGCTCACTGACGGCAGCGATCTCCATCTGTTACCGTCGTTCAAGTTGTGGGCTGAGCAGATCTTCGGCTGGTACTACTACGTAGACCGAAGCGTGTACGTTCCTTCGGATGGCGATCACGGAGGACGCTACGTTAACAAGTCGGTCAAGAAGCGACTGACGACAAAGCAATACCTGATCGTCGCCAGAGGTGCCGCCAAGTCGATGTACGCTTCGTGCATTCAAAGCTACTTCCTAAACGTCGACACGGCGACCACTCACCAGATCACAACGTCACCCACAATGAAGCAGGCCGACGAAGTCATGTCGCCTATTCGCACAGCGATCACTCGAAGCCGCGGACCGCTCTTTGCCTTTCTCACCGAGGGCTCTTTGCAGAACACGACTGGGTCCAGAGCCAATCGAGTCAAGCTTGCTTCAACCAAGAAGGGTGTCGAGAACTTTCTAACCGGATCGCTACTCGAAGTTCGACCGATGTCGATCAACAAACTGCAGGGACTTCGACCTAAGGTCTCCACAGTTGACGAGTGGCTTTCCGGCGACATCCGAGAAGACGTGGTTGGCGCTGTTGAGCAGGGAGCTTCGAAGCTCGAAGACTATCTGATTGTCGCCATCAGCTCAGAAGGAACGGTTCGAAACGGTAGTGGCGATACCATCAAAATGGAACTAGCTGACATTCTCAAGGGTGACTACCTTGCGCCGCACGTTTCGATCTTCCACTACAAACTGGATGAACTCGAGGAAGTTGGCAACCCTGCCACCTGGCCAAAGGCTAATCCCAACATCGGCAAGACGGTTACGTACGAGACGTACCAACTCGACGTCGAAAGAGCTGAGAAAGCACCGGCGTCTAGGAACGACATCCTCGCTAAGCGATTCGGAATCCCAATGGAGGGCTACACGTACTTCTTCACTTACGAAGAGACGTTGCCCCACCGCCCGAGAGAGTTCTGGGAGATGCCTTGTGCTCTCGGAGCCGACCTATCGCAAGGCGATGACTTCTGTGCCTTCACGTTCTTGTTCCCACTCCGCCTGGGCTTCGGTGTAAAGACTCGAAGCTACATCACGTCTCTGACGTTGATGAAACTACCCGGTGCAATGCGCCACAAGTACGAAGAGTTCATCCAGGAGGGAAGTCTCCACGTACTTGAAGGTACGATCCTGGACATGATGGAGGTCTACGAAGACCTGGATCGTTTCATCGAGGAACAAAGATTTGACGTCCGAGCTTTCGGCTTCGACCCCTACAACGCCAAAGAATTCGTAACTCGCTGGGAAGCTGAGAACGGACCGTTTGGTGTTGAGAAAGTGATTCAGGGCGCAAAGACCGAATCGGTTCCACTGGGCGAACTCAAGATCCTCAGCGAAGAACGCCTCCTGATCTTCGATCAGTCCCTCATGCAGTTCGCTATGGGTAATGCCATCACGCTTGAGGACACGAACGGAAACCGCAAGCTTCTGAAGAAGCGCCAGGATGAAAAGATTGACAACGTGTCAGCGCTGATGGACGCCTATGTGGCGTACAAAGCCAACAAGGAGGCATTCGAGTGACGCATTCGCCTGGGAGGGGGTGACACATGGCAACGATTGGCTCGAAACTTAGGCAAATCAAGCACGCTTGGAACGCGTTCTTGAATTTTGAGAATCGGATGAACCCAAGAGATATCGGAGCTAGCTACGGCATACGCCCCGATAGGGTTCGACTGAACATCTCGAACGAGCGGTCAATCATCTCGTCGATCTACACCCGTTTGGGTATCGACGTCGCCGGCGTTGATATCAGACACGTTCGACAAGATACCAACAAGCGATACCTCGAGGATGTGGACAGCGGTTTGAACAACTGTCTCACTCTCGAGGCAAACATCGACCAAGCAGGAAGAGCTTTCCGACAGGACATCGCGACAACGTTGTTCGATCGAGGCGTCGCGGCGCTTGTTCCTGTGGATACATCGATCAACCCTTCCGTTTCTGGGTCGTTCGACATAAAAACACTTCGGGTCGGCGAGATCGTTGCGTGGTATCCCAAACACGTTCGTGTCAACGTCTACAACGAGGCGATTGGTCGTCGAGAAGAAGTCACGCTAGAGAAAAAGTTCGTAGCTATCGTTGAGAATCCGCTTTACGCGGTAATGAACGAGCCGAACTCAACTCTACAGAGACTCATCCGAAAGCTGAACCTGCTCGATGCCGTAGACGAGCAGTCTGGCTCCGGCAAGCTCGACATGATCATCCAGCTTCCCTACGTAATCAAGTCTGAGGCCCGTCGGCAGCAGGCAGAGCAGCGAAGGGCGGACATCGAATTCCAGCTCAAGGGCAGTCAGTACGGTATCGCCTACACGGACGGCACCGAGAAGATTACTCAGCTGAATCGACCCGCGGAGAACAACCTACTCAAGCAGGTTGAGTTCTTGACCGCCTTGCTCTATTCACAACTCGGTCTGACCGAGGAAGTCATGAACGGCACGGCTGATGAGAAGGCCATGCTGAACTACTACAACCGAACAATCGAGCCGATCGTCTCGGCTGTCGTCGAGGCAATGCGTCGGTCCTTCCTGACGAAGACTGCTCGCTCTCAGAACCAGAACATCATGTTCTTCCGTGACCCGTTCAAGTTGATTCCGATCAACGACATCGCGGAGATCGCAGACAAGTTCACCCGGAACGAGATTCTGTCCGGCAACGAGATGCGAGCCATCATCGGAGTCAAGCCTTCAAAGGATCCGAAGGCCGATGAGCTTCGAAACAGCAACATGCCAGCTCCGTCGGAGTCGGTACCTCAGCAATCAAACAACGAGGGAGGAGACAGCCAAAATGGAAGCACCTGACTTCGGTGGATACGCCACGAAGGCTGGGCTCAAGTGCTCCGACGGTCGGACCATCACGCCCGAAGCTTTCCAGCACATGAACGGCAAGAAGGTTCCGTTGGTCTGGCAGCACGGTCACAACGACCCGGAGAACGTGCTCGGTCACGTCATGCTCGAAGCCCGGAACGACGGCGTCTACGCCCACGGCTTCTTCAACAACACCAAGTCCGGCCAGAACGCCAAGGCTCTCGTCGAGCACAAGGACATCAACGCTCTGTCCATCTACGCCAACCAGCTGGTGGAGCGAGCCAAGAGCGTCTTCCACGGGATGATCAAAGAGGTCAGCCTGGTCCTCTCGGGAGCCAACCCCGGCGCACTGATCGACTTCGTTGCCGTACAGCACTCCGATGGTGGGACGGAGACGCTCGATGACGAGGCGGTCATCTACACCGGACTGGTTCTGGAGCACGGGGACAGGACCTACGGGACGCGCTCCGCCACCACGACGCAGGAACTTCGTGACGGCCAGGTCGTCAGCACTACGAAGAACACCAGCGAGAGGGAAACCACCGTCTCCGAGGGGAGCGACCAGGGCGTTCCTTACTCGGATCTCGAGCACGCCAAGACCCTCGTTCAGGCCGCCAAGGCCGGCAAGACCGAGAAGACGGTCAAGGACGTCTACGACAGCCTCGGCACCGAGGAGAAGAACGTCGTGAACTACCTGATCGGCGTCGCTCTCGAGGGAGCCGGCGCAAAGCACTCCGACGACCCCAACGGCGAGGGCGACCTCACGCACAAGGAAGGATCAGACGTCGTGACAAACGTCTTCGAGAAGAACAACGCCCCGTCGGTGGAGAAGCACACGCTCTCGCACGACGACATGAAGGGCATCGTTGCCGACGCCATCAAGATCGGCTCGCTCAAGGAAGCCGTCGAGGGCTATGCCCTGAAGCACGGTATCGAGAACATCGAGGTGATGTTCCCGGATGCGAAGAACCTCACCGACCGCCCGGAGTTCAACAAGCGGCGGACCGAGTGGGTCGCCGGCGTCCTCAACGGCACGCGCCACACCCCGTTCTCGCGAGTCAAGTCGCTCGTCGCGGATCTGACTTTCGAGGACGCCCGCGCCAAGGGCTACATCAAGGGCACCCTGAAGAAGGAGGAGTTCTTCTCCGTCTCCAAGCGAGTCACGACGCCGACGACCATCTACAAGAAGCAGAAGCTCGACCGCGACGACATGGTCGACATCACGGACTTCGACGTGGTGGCGTGGCTGAAGATGGAAATGCGCATGATGCTCGAGGAGGAGCTCGCGCGTGCCATCCTCATCGGCGACGGTCGTGCCGTGGACGACGAGGACAAGATCAAGGACCCCGCGGGCGCGACCGAGGGTGCCGGCATCCGGGCGATCGCCAACGAGCACGAGCTCTACGCGACCACCGTGAACGTGAACCTCAGCGACGCATCCTCGGACTACAACGAGGCCGTCGAGGCGGTCCTGCGGGCCCGTCGGTACTACAAGGGCACCGGCATGCCGACGCTCTACACCACCGAGCAGTACCTCGTCGAGATGCTGCTGTCGAAGGACGGCTTCGGTCGTCGTCGGTGGAACAACACCGCGGAACTGGCCACGGCCCTGCGTGTCGCGGACGTCGTCGCCGTCGAGGTCATGGAGGACGAGGAGGACCTGTTCGGCATCGTCGTCAACCTGTCCGACTACAACATCGGCGCAGACCGCGGCGGCGAGGTCAACCTGTTCGACGACTTCGACATCGACTACAACCAGTACAAGTACCTGATCGAGACGCGCGTTTCCGGCGCGCTCGTGAAGATCAAGTCGGCGCTGATCATCCGCAAGGTCGCCGCCGCCGACGTCCTGGTCGACCCGATCACGGAGCCGACCTTCGTCGAGTCCACCGGCGTGGTCACGATCCCGACTCAGACCGGCGTCATCTACACGAACGAGGACACGGGCGCCACGCTGTCCGCGGGTGCTCAGGCCGCTCTTGCGGCTGGCGCCACACTCAACGTCCTCGCCGTGCCGGACACCAACTACTACTTCGCGACCAACGCGCAGGACGAGTGGTCGTTCACGCGTCCGGCTGCCTGATAAGCAGCTAGCGCCATGGCAAAGTTCTTTGGTGTAATCGGCTATGGCGTAACTGAGGAGACGTCTGCTGGAGTTTGGCAAGATGCGATCACAGAGCGCTCATATTACGGCGATGTGATTCGAAACACGCGAAAGCTCCAGGAGGGTGAGAATCTTAACAACAATCTCACCGTAAACAACTCCATCAGTATCGTCGCGGACGCGTATGCCAACGAACATTTCTTTGCCATTCGGTACATCAGCTGGGCGGGGACTTTGTGGACGGTAAGTGACGTCGAAGTGCAGAGTCCCCGCCTGCTTTTGCGGTTGGGAGGTGTATACAATGGACCGGTTGCTCCTCCAGAGTAGTCTGGAAACCCTTCTCGGCAGTACCAACGTATATTTCCAACCTCCCAACAACTTGGCAATGCAGTACCCCTGCATCGTATACAAGCGAGACGCAGCGGATACCAAGTTCGCGGACAACGCTCCGTACGGCTACACCAAGAGATACCAGGTAACTGTCATCGACAAGGATCCGGACAGCCTTATCCCGGACAAAGTCGCCGCTCTGCCGCTGTGTGTCTTCAACCGACATTTCACGGCCGGAAACTTGAACCACGACGTGTTCATTTTGTACTACTGAGGAGAAACAATGACTGAGCTTACCTGGGATGCTGTCGGTGAGCGTACGTACGAGACCGGTGTCGACCACGGCGTTCTGTACATCCCCAACGCTTCGGGCGTCTACGAGGACGGCTACGCCTGGAACGGTCTGGTGTCCGTCACCGAGTCGCCCTCCGGCGCCGAGGCCAACCCGCAGTACGCGGACAACATCAAGTACCTGAGCCTCGTCTCTGCCGAGGAGTTCGGTGCCACCCTCGAGGCCTTCACCTACCCGGACGAGTTCGGGCAGTGCGACGGCACGGTCACTCCGGAGCCCGGCGTTTCGATCGGTCAGCAGAGTCGCAAGACTTTCGGCCTGTCGTACCGCACCAAGGTCGGCAACGACCTGGATGCCGACGCCGGATACAAGCTGCACCTGATCTACGGCGCTCTGGCGGCTCCGTCGGAGAAGGGTTACGCGACGATCAACGACTCGCCCGAGGCGATCACGTTCAGCTGGGAGATCACCACCACGCCGGTGAACGCCGGAGCCAGCTACAAGCCGACGGCATCCGTGGTCATCGACTCCACCAAGGTCGACCCGACCGATCTGGCCACCCTCGAGGACCTTCTCTACGGCACGGTGGGCACCGACCCGCAGCTTCCGACGCCGGCCGACGTCCTCGCGCTGTTCGCCGGCACGCTGACCGAGGTCGACATGGGCGACTTCGACAACCAGCCGTCTTTCAACGACGCCACGAACGTCATCACCCTGCCGGCCGTCACCGGTGTGCAGTGGAAGATCAACGGTGTCGACGTGGCGTCTGGTGCTCAGCCGGCGCTCGGAGTCGGCGAGGTCGCGGAGGTCACGGCCCACGCCCTGGCAACCTACTACCTCGTCGGTGACACCGACTGGACCTTCAGCTACGAAGCTCCGTAACCAAGCAGAAAGGAGAACAGAGAGTGCTCATCGTCAATGTTGTTATGGAAGAAGAGTATGACGAGCCGAACGAGCAGTTCCTTTACTCGATCTTCGAGTTGGAGCTTGAGCACTCTCTGGTCTCACTGTCAAAATGGGAGTCATTCTTCGAGAAGCCATTCCTTGGAAAAGGCGAGAAGACTGACGAAGAAACTCTTTGGTACATAAAAGCAATGACCTTAACCCAAAAAGTTCCTTCGGAAGTTTACGAGAAACTGTCTGAGGACAACATCTCGTCGATTAACTCGTACGTTGCTGCCAAGATGACTGCTACTTGGTTTAGTGACAGAGAATCACAAAAGCAGAGCCGCGAAGTCATCACTGCCGAGATCATCTACCACTGGATGATCGCACTCAACATCCCTTTCGAGTGTCAGCACTGG